AGAACGCCTGCTGGTTCGTATTGAACGCGTCAACATACGCCTTCGTCGCGGCGTCCTGCGGCTGCGCCGGGTCGACGAGGTTGATGATGCGCCCCGACGTCGAATACCACGGCGTCAACTGGTACGCGTCCGTCCCATCGTTGTAGACGTAGCCGCGCGCGTTCGACGGGATCGTCACTTGCACGCCGCCCGCGACACCCCACTGGACCGTCTGGTTACCAGTGGTCTCATTGCGAATAGCTGTGATCTTGCGCCGCGCCGGAGCAACGATGGTCAAGCTCGACCCAAGCGTCCCCGACAAATACAGCCCCGCTGCAATGCTTTCCGCATTCGCGTCGTAGTCTGTCGACGACAGGACATAAGAGCCGCCCGTGACGGTCAGTGCCTGAAACTTCGTTGTCGCCGCGTCGAAGATGTCAAGGTTCGTGTTGAGGTACGGATCGCCCCAGACATTCTGGTTCGAAGCCAGAGACTGTTTGCGCGCTCGCAGGGAGGTGGTTGCGGTATCGACCATGGTTTACCCCTTCGCAGCCGCGTTGAAATCGTCTTTCTGATATGGTCCTTGCTGCGCGTTGATCAGTGTGATGCCTTCCTTGTACCGTGCACCGTAGACCGCGATCAACCCCGCTTGACGGTCGTCTATGACGAATTGCGACCCGACAAGACAGCACGCCGCCAGAAGGACATCATAACAGTTGTTCGACAGCCAGTTAGAGCTGTTCGACGCGGACAGATACGCAAGGCGCTTCTTGTATTGGACCGTGTAGAAATACGAGCTGTCCGGGGTTGGGGCGGTCATGAACGTGCCTTCGTTCAGGACGCCGAAATAGATCGGGATCGCGGTCTGAGCCTGATTGGGCCAGAACTGCTCCATGTAACCGCGATCCCGATAGTTCAAACTCGTCAGCCCCGACGACGTCAGGATCGTGACCCCCCTCAGGGTCAGGATGTCGGACGGGCGTGGGAACGAGATGCTGGACTGCGTTAGCGACCCGGAATACGTCCCGAACAGCTCCGCAACGGTGAGGTCGCGGAACAGCATGTCCTGAGCATTCTGGATGATCGTCGGGAGATTGTTAGCAAGCTCCGCGCTATCGTTGTCCAGAAACGCCGGGACATCCGTCAGGAGGGTCGCGTAGGTGCCCATCAGTCAGCCGCCTCCTTCATCGCCTCGTGTTGCGCTTCGGCCATCTTGTCGAGCAGCATGTCGTGCAGGCGACCGTAGAAGGTTTTTCCACCATGGTGGCCAAGCATGATCATCTGGTCGACCCAGACTTCTTCCCCGAGTGCGCGCCACCGCTGACAGAAGACGTAGTCTTCAGACCAGATCTCGGGAGCACCGCGCGGAAATTCTTCGGTCTTGGGGCCGGTCGCTTGGTTGTTGAACTGGAACAGGTGCGGAAAAACTTTACCCGACGCGCGGTCGCGCCACCGCAGCTCTGGGTACGCCTTCATCATCTTGTCGATGCACTTGCGGCTGATCAGCATCATGCCGGTTCCGACTTCGTTGACAGCCAGCAGGCCGGTCTCCATGCACTGCTTGATTGTCGGGATGTTGACGCAGAACGTCGGAGGCCCTTCCATTTTGCGAACACCGACAGCGGCGACGACGTCTTTGTTGTGACCAAGGAGGCGCATGACGTCTGCACCCGACCACCCCATGTCGGCATCGATGAACAGCATGTGTGTGCAGCCGCTCTCGATGAACTCCTGTGTGATGATGTTGCGCGCCTTCTCGATCGAAGACTCATTCGGGATCGTGCGGTACTGGAAGCCGATGCCTGCGCTCAGGAGGCGCGGAATGGTGTCGACGAGGCCGTGAACGTAGCAGTCGTCGAAGTTTCCGCCATGCGCGGGCGTCGCAATGAACAGCGAGATCTGTTTGAGGATGTCGGCCTTCGGACCGCCGATCTTGGCGAGATCTGCCGTGTACTCGTTCTTCAGCCATTCCTCGAAACGCAGGCGATCCGGCTCCATGAAGCCTTCGGCTTTCTCGTAGGTCGCGTCCTTCTTGCCGGTGACACCGTGGTGATCATGGCGCACGAGATACGCCATCAAGCAGCGCCACTTCCCTGACGCGCGCCCGAGGGTCTCCCAGACGTCGTCGATGTACATGTGCTTGAAGCCTTCGGGGAACCAGTAGCCAATCTTCCTGAGAAGATCGCCACCCCAGACGGTTGCGGAATGCATGCGGTTAGGGGCCTGCCAGCCATCGTTGCACGAGGCGATGCCGTCGGCCCCAGCGGCCTGCACAAGCGCCTCGTCCCAACGCGGTGTGACGGGGATGTTGTCGTCACAGATCTGTCCGTACCACGGCAGGCCGGGGAACTCGTTGTAACACCAGCGGACGGCCTCGCCCATCGTCATGTCAGACGGCAGGCGGATCATCTTCCAGCCCTTCGGAAGATGATTGAGGCACTCGTCGTATTCGGCGGGCTGATCACCACCGTTGACGACGACGACGCCCGGCGTGGTAACGCCCGTGGCGAGGCAGGCCTTGAGCGTATCAAGGCAGCGATCGGGACGCTTATGCGTGACTAGGAACCACATGGATTTTGCCTCTCCATCATGATGCAGTTCCACCGACATAGGACCACGTGTATTCCGACGACTGGCCAGAGGTCGTCGCGATATCCGCGTCCGGTCGGGGATACTGCAGGTTGATCGCCTCCGGCTGCCTCGCCGCAAGACGATAGGGATCGAACTGGTCCAGGCACCCGTTGTCGGACTGCTGTCCGCGCTTGATGGGGCCGGGAACAGGGCTCTTACAAACCCGCAGGGCGGGTTGGTTGGGGTCGTTGGTCAAGTCGTCGTAATACCGTTTGCGCTTGCAACGGTCGCAAGTCGCAATCGCCATCGTAGCGCCATTTCTTACTGGAAGAAATAGGCTCATGCGGTATAGATCGAGATATTCGGCCCATACTTGATGGGCGAATTGTCTCGCTCCTCTGTCTGTGCCTCAAGCAATGCGCGCCGGTAGCGCGCGTCCACATACGCCATGATCTCGCCGGGCACATCCGGCAACTCGACGGCCAGCGACGACGCAAGGCCCCAAACAATAGCGTCGTACCACCGCTGCGGCACCTCGACCTCATTCGTGTTGACGCCGAGGTCCATGATGTGTCGGTGGCGGATGATCGCGACTTGGTAAAAGTTTCCATCTGGCACCGGCCACAAATTCATGACTGGCTGGACGCGCGCGCGATCGAGCCAGTATTGAAGCGGCCTGCCCTGTGACGTCTTGTTGCTCAGATTGAAATAATCGTCCTTATTCAACCGCGCAATCGGCTGGTCCGAGGGCGAATTGCTGAAAACGAGCTGGAGAATGTCGAGCGTCGCACCGCCAGTTTCTCGGATGCGGAAGTTCGTCGTCGTCGAAAGCTGCTGGTCGAGGTCGAAATGCACCCATTGCCCTGCAGGATAGCTTTGGGCATTAGGGGTGTAGACGGTCGTCCAAGTCGCGCCGCTGTCGATAGATTTCTCAAACACGAGCGCGTAAGTCTGCGTCGTGTTGCTCATCACCCCGACATTGTTGATCTGCGTCGTCGCCGCATACGCGAGCGAAATGTTTCCATCAGGCGCGGTTTGCGTGCAGGCATTCAAGAATGTCTGATCGAAGGCGTTCGCCGCCGTACCGCCCGCGCTCGACGCCGCCGTGCCCGTCGGGATCGTGACGGTGCGGAGGTTGGCATTCTCCACATCGACTGTTCCAACAGGCAGCGTGAGCTGACCCTGCGCGAGGCGCGGCCCCAGCACGACTTTCTCAAGACACCAGAGCGGAAAACCTTGGTTGGCAAGACCCGACGTCAGCAGATACAGGTTCTGCGTAGCAGTCTGGAACATCTCCGCGTCAAGCGATGCGGGCGCTTTCTTGCAGCGCCGCACGGCATGGTTGATGACGTCGTGTATCTGAAACGACGTCCTGGAGACTGTGTTCGAGACAGCCATCGGTTAGCAGCCGACCAGCGGTTTCCGCGAGTACGCTTTGCCGCCCTGCGCGAGCTTGGTGGGCGGCTTGCCCGGATGCATGGCACGCTCGTGCTTATGAACGCCCTTGCGGACAAGCGCCTTATCGACGGCAACGTCCGGGTGCGCGCTCAGACCCCCCTTGGGGGCGACCTTACCGCCCTTGGCATAGGCTCCCTGAGCCATCGCGACCTTCGCGGTGGGCTTAGGGGCCACCCCGCCCATGGCCATGCCACCCGGCGTCGTTGCACGGCGCGCGAAATCGGGCTT